GGATATGAGAACAATAGAGGTCAAATATAGTGGTGAATGCCGAAGATGCGGAGCTACCTTATCAGTTGGGGATAATGCCATCTACGAAAGACATATTGGGTTATTCTGCCCAAGCTGTGAGCCAACCGACACCGAGGAAATAAGGGAGTATCGACAAGAGGCTGCCAATAGGAAAGCCGACAAGTATGAGAGTTGGGCATCCAAACGGGAAACAGTAGCGGCGGCACAGCTCAATAGCTATCCCGAAATACGCCATGATTGGGCGTTTATTACACAACCTGGGCGAATACCCTTTAGAGACAGAATGAATAAAGCCGACACCAGAGCATTAGAGAGCTTACAGACTGCCAAACGCTTTACAGATAAAGCCGCCAGCCTGCGCCACGTCCAAGTAAAAGGTGATGCAAAGAAGCGATGGCAAGCGTTGAGGGATCATAACTTGGCATGGGTTGAAGTAGGCATGGAAATTGAAACAGGTATATATGGGTCGAGCGTAGTCAGTAAGATAAACAAGAAGACCATAACCGTCAGAAGTGGGACACATACCTTTAAGGTAGACCTGGCTTTTATAAGCAAGCGCAAGGTGACAGCATGAAACAGTACAGCATCGCAGAGGTAGCTCAGATGTGTGGTGTCACACGGCAATGCGTGTGGCAGTGGATCGCTATGCGTAAGCTGAAAGCCCAGAGGACCGGTAGTTTCTGGGTGATAAATGCTAGTGAGTTGGAGACGTTTAGACAGAGGAGGGAATCTTAACACCTTTCCTATGCTCTTTCCATTCTTTATAGCTTCGGCGCTTCCGCTTCCAACCTGAGATATACTTTATAGCCTTCTCAATCCGCCATACAACCTCTTCATACTGGAAACGATATTGCTTCGCCAAACTTTCATAGGATTTGAGCAATGTATATCTCCCTTCTGCCATTGCTCCGTCAGTCTCCGTCTTTTCTAATCTGGCATCTATTTCGCGTGCTAGTAAAATGGGGGTTTCAAAATAGGCACGCCTAGAATGAGAGCCCTGGCAATCGTCGCTTTCAGGCCACCAACCGTTACGAAGTAAGGGCAATATCCCCAGGAGCCAGATTACTTGGTCCTGGGTGAATCTTATCTCATAGAGCTGGTATGGTTCTCGCTCGTCAGTCCTCATCTATTATCCTGTATTCATAGCGTTCTGAACAGCAGTAATGAGGTCACGGCCTATCACTGTATATTTCACCCCCCTTATATTCAGCACGATTCTCTGACTCAGAGGCCAGTGCGAATCAATCCCAAGTTCTACCTTCTGGCCAATCGGTACATCCACCCCATTTACCTCATAGACTTCTATTGTTTGCTGCACTTTCACTCTATTCATTCGCCCTCCTTTCTCTGGATAAACACGTAGTCTGAATCAGGAAATTCCTCTTTGGCATCCTCGATATTGTCGTATACGGGCAAAAACCCTTTGAGCTTGCCTGTTTGTATCTCTATGGGTAAAGGGAAGCTAATGGGCTTGAAGTCGAACTGTTGCAGTTTCATTACTACTATCATTTGCCCTCCTTTCCGTTTAAGTCTTTACCATGCGGTTTCCTAGTTATCAGGATCGCCCCTATAACAATGGCTATCAAGCCGTAAGTCTCGTGGTCTCCTGGTCCGAGCTTAAATGGACCATGTATAAGCTCATCCAAGACAAGTCCTGCTCCCCCGCCAGCGATAGCGAAACCTATCACGCGGTAGTAGTAGCGATGCCAGGCCAAATCAATCTTCACTCGCCCCCTTTGGCCTTAATCGCCTTAACTGTTCTCTCACCGAACCACCACAGGATGATCGGGATAGCCAGGCTAATAAACCAGCCAGGTGCATCAATCTCCCCTACTACCACACAAGCGATAGTGATTGCGAATACCACCGTTACCGCAGGTCTAGTCGCAGCTCTTAGTGTTTCTTGTAAGTCATTCATTTCCCCTCCTCTAATTCGGGATTCTCATAGACGTTGCCGATTACCTTGTGCGGTCTAAGTTCCCAGAAGTGTTTAATATCGTTGTTGGCAGGATTCCTGAATTGAACAACGCTACATCCATCCTCAATAATCCTTCGTGTACCACCATCCTCTTCAACAATGTAGCCAAAGTATTCTTCTGTGCCATAGCTATCCTTCAAGCCTGTGTATTGCATAAGTTCAAAGCTATCAGTTCGAAATAGGCAACCAAGCTCCCAATTTGCAATACATAAGTCACCCTCAAGTGTCACTACCAACTCAGCCTCATGACAACCGTTAGCTTCCCCCTCTAATTCCTCTATCTCCCCAGAGTAATACATGGTCCGTGATTGTTTGCTCCAAACTCTAAACCTAGCCTCTTTCATTTCCCCTCCAGTACCGCTTTTCTCAGGGCTTGCCATGGTTCTATCGGAATCAATAAACCACAATGTTTGAACTCATCTGGTGTACCTTTCAGGGATTTCAATTTGAGAGTGTTTTGCCAGTCTAGCCACTCCACCAACTTCTTCGCTTGGGCTTTGGCTATTGCTTCGTCCTTGGCGTGCCAATAAGAAGTGTCAACCTTCTTAGCCTTTACCATTTCCTTCTCTGTCAACAACCATTCATTTCCCATTACCGTTTCTCCTTATAATCACAGACTGTATAGCTTCTCGCTTCATCCCAAACAGTTTAGATAGTTTCGCACGAGTCCAACCGTGACTAGCAAACCAGCAGATAGCTTGGTCTCTCTCGTCTAAAGGCAGATTGTTAACGCACATAGGGAACGGGCAGGTAAAGCAACTCGATTTCCCTTTAATGAAGTGGCTGGCGACAGAACAGCCGCTGTCAGCATCCCTATAGCCTTGGGCATCTGTAGCATAGCTAGTAGCGTAGGTGTTCATGCCGTCAGCAGTACTCCTTGGCTACATCTACGTGCCGCAATCTCACAGTATTTCTCCTCTATTTCGATTCCGATGGCTTTTCGCCCCAGCTGCTTCGCACGCCATGCTGTAGTGCCAGAGCCGAGGAAGGGGTCAAGAACCAAGTCGCCAATATATGTATAGAATTTTATCAACCTATGGGGCAATTGCTCAGGGAATACAGCGGGATGCTTAATGTCGGTATCCGTTGGCATTAGCCAGACGTTCCTACTCCATAACATAAATTCTTCTCGTGTTAGGTCCGTTTTGCCACAATGTTGCAATTCAGGCATGTGCTTGTGCGCCACCAAGATAAATTCCGAAAAGGACCGACAGAACGGATTGCTGGGACTCAACCAACTTCCCCAAGCAGTATTCCCTCCGCAGAAACTATGTTCTGAGGCTGCTATCTCTTTAGCAAAAGATTTTATCCATGTTATACATTCCCTTACAGTTAAATTCGTTGCCCGCATCGCATCAAAGACCATTGGAATAAAGGGAATAATTCCTGTGCCTTTCCCCCCGTAATTTAGGGAATTTCCAATATTTGGTACATTGACTGCTATTCGTCCACCAACTTTCATAACGCTGTAGCATAGAGCTATCCATTCTTGCGTAAACTCAAGATAGTCTTTATGCTTCATGTTGTCATTCCATATACCATATTCCATACCTACGTTATATGGTGGGCTAGTCAGCACCAAGTCCACCTGTGGCAACTGAGGCAATATATCCCTGCAATCCCCGTTGTATATCACTACCGCATCATCCTGGTAGTAAGGTTTCATACCTTATCCACACTTATCAAATCCGCAGCTCTGGCATATCCAGCATCCGCCACCTGGTATCATAGACCCTCCGCATTGGGGGCATGGCGGTAAGCCAGATTGCTCAGGATTCGCCTTCGTCGCTTTCTCAGGTTGTGAGTGGTTATGGTAGTATTTCAAGTGCATTTCTCGTTCCTTTAACGCCTTGGCATCATCCTTGTTAGTAGATACCCAATCGCATAGTGGGCAGCTATACACCGATTGCCTCCTGGAGATCCTCTAGTTTCTGCCTAAGATATAATTCCACTGCCGCATAATCTACCTTGTGCACCTTGTGGGCCCGAAGCATTAGCTCGTCGTATTTCACTTGTCCTAACCGCTCCCTGAAGAAGATGCTATGCTCATATGGGTGCCCACCAAGGTACATATGGCAGCCTGGGCAAAGACCGGCCGCATTGTCCTCATCATATCTCACGCCCCTGTTGGCTCTCCCCCAAAAATGGCTTGTCTGAAGTTGCTTGTATGCAGGTAAAATCGAACCATTATCTTTTTGTATATCATACTTAGCTGTTGAACATCGCTCGCAGCCGCCACTTCTGAAAATGGCACGCCTTCGTATGTATTCTGAGAAGAGCTTATCTAGCCTCGTAATAACTATTTTCATCGCTTGCTCATCGCCTTCGTTAGATACTCCGCACCTAGCCGGGCCAATACCCACGCTATCTCCAAGTGTGTCAACCCGTATTCTTCCTCATATCGCTCAATCTTCTTCTCCAATCTGTGCTTGAAGACCAAGGGACTTACGTTTTGGTTACTCATCTTTGGACTCTACTCGCTTCCTTATGTCATCCACCATCAACACATCTATCATGGTCTCAGCACTCCGAATACATCCATAGGCCATTAATGGGCTCATGATCGCTAACCTTCCTATGTCCTTCACTATTTTGGCGTGCAGCTCCCATGCGTGCACCAAGAGAGCCTTCTGTTCTTTATCCATGTTATCCTCCTTCTATCCTTTCATTGGAGGTTGCCTGCCTACTCGTTCGGCCTCATCAGCTTTGAGCAACTGCCTTCTTCTTAGGCAAGAATTACGCACTGGCAACCCCCGCGCTGGAGTACCCTCCTCTATTAAGGCACCACCCGTCGATAACCATGTGTAGTTTAGTGCCGCTCCAGCATAATCCACCAATCCCTTGCATTTTGCCCATTGGCTAAGTAGGACATCTTAACCTTCACGTTGCCTTTCAGCTCTTTCGGTCTGGTCTCTATAGCCATAAGCCAGCCTCGCTAAGTTTAGGTGGATTCATAATATATCCCCATAATACCTTTGCACGTTAATAAAATGGATCCCATTAGAGTTGATGGAAAATGTCCAGGTCATATTGTTAGGATTCACCCTCGGATTAGCCGGCGTTTTCACATAGACGAGCTTCAATTTGTCACTACCCATTGAGATATACAGGCAAGCTCGCTTTGCCGTGAAGCCAGCACCATAGGCCAAGTCTCTTTCTATTAACTTCTTCTCCCCCTTGACAAACACAGCACTTGGCGGTGGTTTCTGAAGCCCAATGACAGCAACGCCTGTCCTGAGCTTGCGAAAAATAGCATCTATCTCTGTCCCTACTAGGTAAACTTCGCTATTAAGGTCTAGGTAATCAATCACTGTTAGATGGTCTGGGTCTACGACGTCAGCGAAATTATCATACCGCTCGTAGGTATTGAATGGTGCCGGATCAGGAATCCCTAAAGGGGCAAACCGTTCTTGCATCTGCTCAAGCCCAGTCTCATTATTGAACAGGTCTACTTGAAAGCGATCCATATTCATCTGAACTAGATTGTATAGAAAGGCGGTCTTGCCAGCCTGCTTGGAGCCAGCGACAATAACAATGCTGCGGGGATAAATCTTGCAATACTCCTCAATCTCAAAAGGAAACTGGATCGGCATTATGTTCATAGGATCAGCAGCCTGCCAATCCATAGGCTTTAGCTCGTTATCTAGTTTGCGATATGTGCCATCCCGAGATGTTCGGGTGAGTATTCCTTTATCTACGAGTCGCCCAAGTATGACGCGCAGATGTTTTTTCCCCTCTTCGCTTTCAATGCCTATCTCTGACCAAATATCACGGACATTAAATGTACCATTGGCTAATGCAATCCATTCTTCTATAAGAGCCTGACTTAATTGCTGCGCCATCTACTTATAAGTTCCTTGTATATTCTCTTTGGAGGGGAGGGGAGGGGTATAGTGTTTTCCCCAAGATTTTGTGAATTTCGCAGTCGTAGCTAGTCGTAAAAAAATCGCAACGAAATCGCAACATGGGGTAACGAGCCGCAACATTCGCAACATTCGCAACAAACACAACAAACGCATCAATACCTCCCTCTATGTTTCGGCTTCCCAGACTTATCAAGATGCTCATTCAGCTTATTCCTCAGGAATAGAAGCTCGCCTCTAAGTTGTTGGATTTCTATTCCTTGTAGCTTGACCCTCTTTATAAGTTCCTTGTCTTTCCAATCCTCTTTCTCCCAAGGGCTCATTGTAGCTTCTAAGAGTTCGTCTGTTATTACAAGGGCGGGCAAGTAACCTCGCTCCTCATAGCCTCTATAGAAACGCCCTTTGCTACCGAAGATACAGAAGGGTTGATTAGATTCGTTAGCCATCCGGCATCTCCTGTCTCGCTGATATCCCATTCTGCCAGCACAGATTTTGTAGATTATTTTTAATGAACACAGCTACACCCGCGCTATCCGCAGCCTCGACAATCTCTTGTACCCATTCTAGTTTTGGTGGCTTGTAGGGTTTCGTCTGGGCACCGATGATGAGCCAGTCTAACTGTTGTGCTGTAAAATCCTTCTCCAGAATATAAGGGTCAATATCCCATTCCAAAAGTGGCTCTAGGGAAATATATTCAACCTTCGCCTCTACATGGAGAAGATTGTCCATAGCTTCTACAAACATCCGTGTACTCGTAGCCGTCACGCCCACCCAGCAGTTATCGGGGAACGGACTCCATTTCGCCAGGTTTTGAGGTTGTTTGGTTAAAGTGTAGAACCTATGCTGTGGGCAATCTCGCATCACTTGAAGCTCTTGCTCCGTCCACTCTTCAGGCCAGTAATCACCCATCCAGTCACTCATATCATCTAAGAATATTCCAGCAGATTTCTTGTGCTTCCTGATTTGTTCTAGCCGCTCAGGCCACCAGCGGGGATAGAAGGGCTCATACAACCGAGGATAGTCAGCGGGCATTGAAACAGGTAATGGTGCTACATTGCTATTAGCCAAATACCTATCAGTTAGGCGGGTATTAGCTAACCTACAGGCATAGCAAGGGAATAATCCGCCCAGGCATAACCCTTCAGGTGTGCAATTTCGGCAGCCTGTTTTGCTGTTGCAGGTAAATCCCCTTGTTCCATCTGGATTCTGTACCCACTCAATCATTGTAGACATTATTCACCTCTCAATCTAACAAGCCCATCGACGACGCCAAATGTCTCATCATTAACAAATCCCTCAACATATCCCCTGCTTCTAAGGATTTCATCTAGGCGCGCACTGATAATGGAGGGGAAAAATATTGTCTTTCCCTTGTCTTCAATACCTTTGAGAAACGCGCTAAAACTGCCATCACCTGCCTGATCTGCTATAACCACAAGGACACAGATTAAGTTTGGTGTCTCCCACCAGTAGCCTTTCAGTCCTAATGGCATATCAAGATATTCTGTAGGGTGTTCGTTAGGAACTTCTATCATGGTTCACCTCTCAATCAATTCTTTCCTACAACTATTCTTGCTCCTTTGGTGCTTCCCTGGCGGCTGCTATCGCTATATAGCAGTCGGGCATGGTCTGAGTAATCTCAGACTGCGAATTAACATTCAAGTCACTCAGCACATCATTCGGCTGCATACCCCAGTCCTCATGACAGGCTTTGCAAAGTTGGGTATAGTTCTTAATTGCCACAGGATCACGCTTAGGCTTTGGTTTTCCCTCTGGCACCCCTTCCTTCGGGACTGCCAGGGTGATTTCACCGGAGCCTGCTAGGGGTACTGCCGCCTTGGTAGGTGGCTTCGCAACGGCGCTAGTTTCAGTCCCTTTGGATGTTTCAGCTTTTGCTGAAACATGTACTGATGGTCTTAGGCGTGCGAGTAACCATAGCCTAAGCCCCTTGACTTCCTCTGAATCAGCATCGAGCTTATCTGCTATCCAGAGCTGTGTTGTGAAATCCGCTGCCTGTTGTGCCTCAATTGACGCTCGCTTCTCTGGCGAATCCCCATCTTGATAACGTTGCTTGGCTTGTCCTCCTACAGCCTTGCCATCAATGTATATCTCCTGAACAATATGGTCTATGTAGACGCCGTTCTCATGGGGACGTTCCTTTGTTTCTGTATCGGCATCTATCTCGGCGCCGTCAATGATGTACTGGAATAGTGATTTCTTGAATGTGACCCACTTCTTGCCGTCACTACAGGTAAACTCCAGCTTCTGCCCGCCTCTGTCACCGAAGCTCTTAGGTTCCCGGGCTTTCTCAACTGTTAGCTTCTGTCTGACGATTGGCATATCTCCTCCTGTTCTATATAATTGGCTTCACATTCGATAATGTCCTGTACCGTCTCCTCTGTAACCATTAGATACTTAGCAATATCCTCTGGTGGTACTACCCTGTCCCATAACCTTAGAACATCACGCTCTAGGTCAGTCATGTTTATCCCCCTTTACTATAGATTCGGCAAACCTCATTAGCTTCTCAAAGTCATAGAGTGTCCCCCAACTATCCTTTACTACTTCCTTGACCAACCACTTATGCTCACGCTGATGGTCGAACTCGCCAACTAAAGGTGGCTTATCATAGTAGAAGCAATAATCCCCAGAATGGGCATAATCCCACCCATACCAGTAATAGCCTTCGGGCCAAGAGTCTCGAGGTGTGCTGGAGAATGTTAGGCCTCCATGAGCTTCTATGGGCAAATCATCATAGCCATGCCCTGCTAGTGGATGGTCTAACGGAATACCAACATACCCACACAGACTAACAGGTCCGCACATGACAATAAAACGAATCCCCTTTATGAACTCATCATGCAAGATAGTACCAACGGCCTGTTCCCTTAACTCATCCCAAGTTAGCTCCTTTTTTGTTTCAGTCATTTCCCCCCTCCTTGTCGTGCAGGTCTCTCCTAAGTCTGTTATACTTCAGCGATGTTATGTAGCAGTAACATTTACCCCAACAAAAATAATGACCCATGGATCCACTAGCCTTCACTGTTCCACTGCAAATGGGGCACTCCCAAGTATCCTCCCTTTTATTCAATCCTATGATAAACATTAATTCCTCTGGGAAGGTTTCAATTATGCCTCCACAATCGCACTCCCCTTTAGGAAATCCTAGCTCGTTATGGACTGCACAATCGCCCCAGTGTTTCATATCTCCTCCTTCTTGAAAGTTGCCCATTCATCAAGAGGGAGCATCAAGATGCCGGCGCCATCTTCGTTAGATAGGATAATAGCCCGATTCTCTATCTCCTCTATAGTGCGCTTCTCTTGAAGGCAGACCATATCTAGAGCGAAGGTTGAGGCTGCCTTTGAGAAATAGCCTTCTGATGTATCCGTTATATTTCCTGTAACCACCAACCATCTTTCTTCTATCTCTGCTCGTGTCATTTTCACTGGCTTGCCTTCCCACGATAGTCTTGTTCTATGTCGGATTCATCCCATTCGGGATAGACTGCGGCTGGAGATGGAACCTCGCTTTCCTCTTTCCTGTAGCTACCTTCCGTCCTTGCCACAGAGATGTATTTCTTCGAGACTAACACCCCTGGGATGTCAGTGACCCCTGATTTGACCCGAGCCCTGATTTTGCTCATGGACGGCTCGCATAGGTCTCGTGGCACATCGTTTGGGCGGATAATCTGAATATCGTAATCCTCACGATATGTCACACTGCCCAAGTGAGCATGGGAAGTCGTGGCAACCTCGGGCTCAGTGGCGCGTGCCAAGGGTTCAATCATTTCGCCGGTATCCTTGGCTGCTGCTATTCTGGCCGCTTGTTCTGCCAGCGCCGCTAACCGTGCAGCTTCGGCCTCAATCCGTTGCTTCTCGTGGTATTGGAAAAGAGCAGTATTGAGTAGCCCAATCCCTGTTTGCAGTCTCTCGATATAAGGCTTGAACAGTGTTATGATCCCAGCCTTTGTTTCATCGAGTGGCTTGGTTAGTCGCTTCCGCTCCTCCTCGGCTTCTTTGACAGCCCTCTTCGCACTGATCAGCATGTCTTCAGCGTAGTGTTGTTCTTCTTTTGTGCTAACCTGAACATTATCCAGCCAGGTCAATAGACTCGATTCCCGAGTTTGTAATTCCTTTATTGCTACCTGTGGATTATCAATCATCATCCCCCTTTAGTAGCTGCCTCGTCCTTTCTTCCTGGCTTATGAAGCCCATGTACGCCAATACTATGACTGGGTGCGTAGTAACATTCCATTGTATAAGACGTTCCATTTCCAGTCGTAGCTTGTCCCACATCGCCTCATAGTTATAGACCACTTCCCTTGTTTCCCCCGTGTTATCTATGTGTCTCCGTTCCGTTGTGCTTACCTGTTCCATCTTTATTCCCCCTTTTGTTTATTTACTGTTCCCTCTTAGCTCTGCCCATTATTAAACAACGTCTAGTAAATACTCGCCTATGAACTGGGTATACTTCGGTGGTAGAGCCTCCTTTAGTTCACTGAATGTCATCCAGTAAATCTCCATTGCTTGAAATGGTGTGAGTTTGGCAACTTTTGGTTTGGCTTCCCTTACGCCTCTACCATGTCGAGGTCCTTTTCCACCCCGGCTATACACGCCAACTAATTCGCCACTCGATACAGTTAATTTGTGGTTACAACTGTAGGGGACACAGAGCAATGGCAAACAAGGAGCCTCGAAATATCTGTGTCGTCTTACCCGTAACCCAAACATCGAACCACATAACATTATGTGTGCCTGCAGTGGTGCCTTATAGATATTTTCTATAACGTACGGCTTCCCTGTCGCTATGAGACGCTCCCTTATAGGCTCTATTAGCCGTGGGTGCTTCGTTGAGCTAGCCCCATTGCGGTTATAGGCGCAATAAGCCTGACAAGGTGGGCTTGCGTGGTAAGCATCGTAGCCCTCAAGCGGAAATTCAAGGGCATCCGCTTGATAGAAATGGAAGGGATAATTAGGCTGTGGCTTAATGTCAATGCCTGTGACTTCAAAACCAGCGGCGTAATATCCCATACTTGCTCCGCCAGCACCGCAACATAAATCTAATAACTTAGGCATAAACCCCCCTCAAAGGACTAAACTGCCTATGCTTCTCTGCCACTTCTGTGTCAGCTAGTGAAGCGTATTAAAAGTCTTGTTCTCTCTTTGTGAGGTATCATTCCTCGTTCCACATAGCCTTGACTTTCTCGAATACGCCAAGCTCTTCAGGGAAACCTGCCAACTTCCTCATAAATATAATGTCGGTAGGCAGCAAGTCGAAGGCAAATTTAAGTTTGTAAGTGTCCCCGTCCGTAAAGCTTAGTATAGTAGAATCAAATGCACCGCGATCAATTTCCCATCCAAACCGTTTAAGCGCCACGTCCTTGAACGCTTCCCTGAGTCTTTCAAGCGCTTTGGCTTCCATTTCCTTACTCATCCCTTCAACCTCTTCTCGACTTCGCTCTTAGGAATTAGGAGCGTATGACCTATTGTTGAAGCCAATATCTGCTGAGACTTAATCCATCGGTAAACTGTAGTACGATGGACATGGAGTTGTGAGGCAGCATCAGCTACAGTAAATACATTATCAAATGATAGAGTTACTCTAGGCTGTCGCATTGCTTGTGTTACCATTTGCTACACCCGTTGCAAGTTTAGTAAATGCCTGATATATTTGTCAAGTCCCTAGGGGAAGGAAATGATGATTTTGTATACGATTGAATACGGATTGTATTCAGACTGAGCTTATCCTTGATTGTTGACAAACGAAAATAGTGCCCCTGGCAGGGGGACTACCAGGGGCAGATTCATTAACCCGAGCCCGGCGTTAATTACTAGATTTCAACTTTAACTTTGGGTTTGCCTGTTCCCATGAGCTTTATAATTGGGGTTTCCATATCAACAGGGGGGAAGCCATCTGCCTCGGAATAGCCACCCCATTTCAAATAAGCATTGCTCTTTACGAGCATCTTTCGGTGGGCCTTTACAGCACCGATTACGAAACCGGTCTCGTTGCCCTTCTCATCTTTCTGTCTATGAGTTCTATTGTCTGGCATCAAGTAGACGTCTGGTGCCACATTAACGACATGATCATGGCTCATTATATAGACATCTGCATGAATCCAGGTGGCTGTTCGCTCGACTTTGATAGCCTTTGCTGATTTAGTTCTGGCTCCGCCATAGCCATGCGTAGCATAGATAAAATATGTGTAAGGTTTGCCCTTCACATCCTTGTTATTGTCACCGAAACTAATCTTGAGGAGTATTCCTGCTGGCCTATATGGCACACCTAATGCGCTGGCTATATCCTTGGAAATATCAACTCCACATTCGTTGCGGATACGTCTTTCGTGATTCCCCTCAGTCACACCTAAAATCTTCCCTCGGATTGGGTATAGCTTTTCTATCATCCAATCTCTCTGATCCTGTGGAGTCCCGACCTGTCTATAGATTTGGCCCTTTGAAGTCCGTAGACTAGACTCACAGAGATCGCCATTCAGGACAGTGACAGCATTTGGCTTCTCTCCAATATATCGTACAGTACCTAGGAAATGCCGCGGAGAAAACAAAGGGTTCCCCCTATGGCCATCGCTGATTGGGGGCAACTCTAGCATCTTAAAATCAGGGTCTAGGGTGAAAGCATAATAAATCGGTTCACCTATAATTATTGGTGATTCGTCCTTAGACATCCTTCACCAGCTTGTAATCGTTGTTATCAATCCGCTTATAGCAGCGGAGATTCCCTTTGAGGGCCTTGGCTATTGTGTTCCTACACTCTTTCATTAGTACCATGACAATCTGCTTGCCATCGAAACATACATAGAGCGGCCAGCCTTTATCAGCTATGGTCCACCAGTTATCGCTTTCCAGGTGTCGTTTCATGGTAGCGGCTTTCATTCCTTAGCCTCCTCGTTTGTCGTTTCGTAGTGTTTGTCCAACCGCACTTGATATGCCATGCCGTAAGAAAAGGCACGTAGGATTTCAGCGGTTCGGGGAAGCCCTGCTTGCGCTAATTCGTTAGCTAATATATAGAGGTTTGCAACATCATTCGATTGTGGTAGATACTTGATAGCTTGGTACTTAATTCCATCTATCCACTTTCGGTCCAGTTGGGTCAAATATTCAGAGCCTTCCAGTATCCGCTTGGCTTTCGCCAGTGCTTCGCTAATAGGGCCAGAGTCAGTATCAGGAATAAACTCCAAATTGGAATCCAGTTGACCTAGAAAATCCTCTAGTGTCTCTCGATGCTCGCCCATCAGAAGTACCACCTCTTAATCAACCTGGGTATGCCGATATGGTTGGTGTGGTTTGTCGCCCTCCACTTGCTTGTCTCGCTCCTCCAAGGCATTTCTGCAAGCGACTAACCCTAGGTATGGGGGAGCAAGGCATTGCTCGCAGAAACGTTCGACTGTGCCATCCTTGCATTTAACTTCACCGACAGTTTTCCTTTCACCACAGCCTTTGCACTCGCCGATTACTAAATCCTTTCCGTAGCTCATTTCACACCTTGCGTAGCTCTTCTACAAATTCACTGCCGCAATAGAGGCACTTGAAGGAAGTCACGTACTCGTCTTTCTCATCATGGTATTTCGTGAGCACCATCATACGTTGCCACCCCTTGCACTCAGGGCAATGCTTTGCTGGGAATCGCTCATCTAACTCCTCCCTAACCATCATCCTAATCTCGTGCCTGTCTTCTATGTCCATGTTCCCTCCTTATACTTTATGCAGATTTCCAAGCGGATTAAGGGAATTGTACTAGCGAATCAAAAGACCCCCTGTTTTGGTGCCTTTCTGTGCAAGATAAAGGATTCTAGCCTAACTGAAGAACTTGAAAAGCTGGTCAAAGACTGTTGCCCCGATAAGAGCACCAAGCAATATCCATAGAAGCTTGGTGTTGAGTTTGACTTTCAATATTAGATGGTAAAAGTCATTAGTAAGGAACTTGTCAAACTTCTTCTCTACCCGTTCTAGGTCCTTAATCTGGGCATACTTTTTATTCGGGTGGTTGTCCCAATTTCCCTTCGCCATCTGGTTTCTCCTTACTCTTATACATCTACAAGGTATTCCATACACACCAGGATTTCGCCAGTTCCTGTTTTGCCACCTGCGGAGCTGCAAACTACGGTATCACCCGCCGCCACAGCAGTCTGTAATAAAGTAACATCGTTCTCATACCACTTCGCCTTGTTGATCTCGGATGTCCCTGTGTAGTAATAATCGTCATCTGTCTCTTTACCGATTTTGATTGCTACCCCTGCATCGGCACTTGAAGCCTCGGTATAGAGCAGAATTATTTTATTCAATGTGGCACCACCGCTAAAGTGCGCTATTACAACATCTGATTGAGCGGCGCCCGACAGGTCAAGGATTTCATAAGCCTTTGCGTAGCCCACAGTATCAAGCCTGGCTTTTAGATAGAGAAGATTTGAGCTCAGTTGCTCATCCATATCTCCTTCGCCTACTTGCTCCTCATGGGCCCAATCTTTAGGTGCAGTCCATGTTGCGCTTGGTGCCATATCTGCCTCCTAATGTCCCAGTCTCGTGTTAACTCCCAACTGACTCAATCCCAATGTCCAGTAGTATCCCGCTACTACCTTTTCCAAAATCCATGTTGTTTCATGGATATTGCCGCTCGAAATGCTATGAATGACCTTGTTAATGAAGTAATTGCCGTCAATTCCCAGAGGAACATTCTGTAATGTTATTTTGTCGGAAATATGACGCTCCAGAAGTTGCACCCATATATCCTCGTCATAATTCACTAGGCTAATAGGCATATCGGTGACTCTCACATCTTTGTTACGTGCTATTAATCGCTTTAATAAAGACCTCAGTTTTACTTCGCTCGTGCTAAGTGGAATATCTATATAGTAATGACGCCTACCATATTCAGTAATTGAGGTTGCATCCTCTACTTCTACTACAAGTCCCCCTGTTTCCTCGAGGGAAAATCCCTCAAAGACGACAGAACATAACCAGGGTGTTACACAATGCACGGAATTGAAATGGACGGTAGCGATATGTCCCTTCAAACTAACGGTGGCATCAGAGTTATACCACGTACCCTCAGTACCCCAATAATATCCGAGCCTATATCGTCCTGCGGCAAAGATATGTTCTACGTTCCATTCGTAATCGACAACCCAAATGGAAGGACCACTACTCGCCAATTTAAGCATAAAGCGTTTGGCATAAAGCCCTTCGGGAGGATACGTTTCCTCCTTATAACTCGTTGAGAATGGCGTATCTTGATAGGTTTGGATAATATAAGTGCCACGAGCAACATTTATGATGTTCTGCAAGCTGTACTTATAGTCGATATTTGTTGTTTTCGTCACTGTGTACTGGGAGAATATCTGCGGCGCTACTTGCCTATAATAGCGATCATCCCAAACCGCATAACCACGCCTATCGACATAAAACAGACCACCTTCCAAGTCCTCTAGCTCGTGTATTTTATCAAGCGCAAATTCTTCAGACGCATAGAAAAAATTAGGCGCCACGCTACCTAATGCTATTTGTCTCTTATCGGCATCCCATCCAGCGGCATCAAGAATCTTTCCAATAAGATAACCTGTCCTTTGGTCTTCATATAATGGCAAGTTGATACGAGCGGTCGCTAGAATATCCATGTCATCCACGAGGTAAAGATAGACTTCTTGCATTTCCGGATGCGGATGCGGCACAATTTCGTTAATACGCCCATAATATTGAGGATACGCAATACCGTTAGCGTAGGCGGTTATCGTAACCATTTTGCCCGGGCGGACATACCCGAAAAGTGGCGAACTGGCATATTCGGGTGAGTATTTGTAGTCATGGTTGGTCAAATGAAGTTCGGCAGTACCAGCATCAACCCTGCCTAATCCCTCGTTTTTGCCTATCTCCCACGTAATTGGGTATATAACGTCTCGGGAGACATTCCCATAGAGCGTATTAAGAGCATCGTCTTCCCAATCAATATATACTCGATAAGATGGAGGAGGTATTTCAAAGCGGACATATAGTTCTACGGATTTATCAGGGTCACCATCGAAAGAGTAACCAGCTCTATAGGTATTGTCATTAGCGCTACTTCTTTCCTCAAAATCATCCCATAACACGACAAGGGCATCGCCAACCTGATAATCCACCTGGTCAACCACTTCTTGGAGGGGAGTCTTGAAATCGGGGCTGATGTAGATTTCGCCCGCTGTCCAACCACCTATGGCATCCCAATTGATATATTCCGTTGTCCATGTGCGGGCAGCAAAATCAGCATATGTAGAGAATGTCGGGGGATTGATGGCTTTCTGGCACCGTATCCGAGTATTAACATTATTATTGGAGAGCGAATAAAATGCTCTAAATCTTAGCCTTGCTTCTAATACATTGGCTCCTGGCGGTATTGGTAGGCTAAGAAATCGCATTGCGCTACCAAAGTCGGGAGCTCCTGCGTTCTGGTAACCCGCCGCAACGTAAGGAATAACCTTACCTAAGTCTGAGGCAGACGGCAGTACATAACAATCATCTGCGCTGGCAGCCACGGAAATACAAGGTTCGTAGGTGTAGGAATAAGCGGCATCGTAAATAGACGAATCTGCCCACGCAGCAATATACTGCGTTTTCTTTTCGTCCGCCATTACATTATCGGTCACATATGCGGCGATGCAGTTAGCGGCGTCAATACCGCCACTGAATTCGACAAGAATCCTCACTTCCTCGTCTACGAATGCAGGGGTATCAAAGATAACTTCATACCAACCTATTTCATCAGATATGGCACTGGCATCAGATAAAACCTTACTCAGGATTATCGTATCGTCAAGTTTGCGAACGGTAAAAGTGACATCACCAGTAGGCGCACCAACTTTCAATAGAGGAAATGATAGCTTCTGTATTGTTTGACCTCTGGCAAACAGCCGTTGCCCGAACCTGATAATAAGGCCATTGTAAAGTGATTGGCCCCCTGTAATCACCCGCTGTTCGTGTATCATACCGTTATCCCTACAGCCCTTGTTCTTGTTTCTTCTCGGAGGTATCTATGTATGAGGCGGGCAAACTTCCTGGCTTCAGATTCATTACCCATTAAGGCGCCAGCACTGATGTTGATAGTCACGTTTCCTTGGGCCAAACCGCCTGTAGCACCCGCAAGAGGAGTTACAACCTCGGGGCCACGCTCTCCGAGAAGTGCCAATGTAGGTTTCTTTATCAAGGCACCTCCGCCAAGTTCAGGAACTTCAATGATTGGGTGAGATGCGATGGTCTTGCTAAGGTTCTCCATCTGTTTTGCTAAATCACCAATCGCTTCGATTAGGTCATCCGTTCCTTCAGTTTGTGATTCTGTGGAATCACCTAAACTTGCTAGTGCCTCCCGTAGTGCCTTTATTTCAGGGGGCACTTCCTCGATCGGCGCCGGTGGAGGCTTGTATATCGCCGGTATCAGAGTCGCTAACCATTTAGGTATTCCAAGTGTCGGGCCCCAAGGCGTTAGTCTTGGTTTCTCTGCCTCTTCAATGCGGGCCAATTGCTTATCGTGATATTCTTGCAACAAGGTCTCCGCATCTGTGATATACTGCTGAAGGTCTGCCAGTTGCTTTGCTAGCGCAGCCTCCTGTGCCTTCGCTGTCTTTTCCATAAGAGCCTTTTCAGTATCCGCAGCATCCTGAATCACCCGTGCTTCTTCCTGTATCAGATATATAAGCGCATTGAAACCAGCTTCCCCGATGCGTTCCTTGAAGGCCGCTATCTCTTCTTCAAGGGCTTCTATTTCTTTCGCCGTCGTGGCAGCCTGAGCCCGCCTTATGAGTTCTCTTGCTTCAGCAAGATTGGCAGTTTCTTCTCTTGCCTCTTCTGTATCCTTGGCCCATTCCTCTAACATGCCAATTTCGGCCAAATATGGCGCTAATCGAGCCTTTGTTTCCTCATCCAAGCTAGCGATTTGAGCCGCCCAATACTCACTCAATTGGGACATACGCTCATCATGCGCACTACGAGCTATCTCACGCTGCTTGTTAATCTCGGTTTGCCATATCTCCGTTTGTTTCTCTAACTCAGTTTTAGTGCTCTTCGTCAACCAACCAAATTTACGTTCTAGTGCTATGATTGCTCCTATAAGACCAGCTATAGCAATGACAACCAGACCTATAGGATTAGCCGTCATAGCGGCGTTCAATAGCCATTGTGCCGCTGCAGCCAATTTTGTTGCTATGCGTAGCCTTCCAAGGCTTGCGATAAGCCTCGGGATATTCACGAAGCTCAGGGCCATCATCAAAGGGCCAAGCGCTGTCATTCCAACTAATATCGGTTCTAAGGGCTCAAGGAATCCACTTGCCCGAAGTGTCAATTCTGACCACTTCTGCTTTAGCTTATCCATGATAGTGTATTGTTGGTTAGCTACATCGGCGTATTCCTGGGTCAAGCCTGTAGCCCCATCAAGTTGTTCCTTATATCCCTCAATCGTCTCGTTTGAAATACCCAAGCTCTCGTTAAGTGAGATTTGCTCATCCCTAGCACGGGTTACAGCCTTCCTAAACTCCCGTGTCATTACTTCCCCTGCGTAACCTTGTTCCTCCAATTCCGCCAGAATAGCTATCATATCCTCTGTTGTCAGTCCCATTGCAACAAGATCAGGCGTGACATAACCGACCATCCGATTGAAGTCCGCTATTGAAACCGTGGTGTTTCGGAAAAGCCAAGTCAATGAATCGGTCTTAGCAGCCATCTCTTCCGCCGAGACATTAAATGTTTTCATGGCCGGAACTAATTGGGCAGTCACCAAGCCTGCAGGGATACCGATAGCGTCGCCGAGGGTATCAAATGCCGTGGCCACGCTTTTCATAACTTCTTGATCTTTCACTCCAGCTCGGGCTAATAGATCAAAAGTTTTGGTGACTTCATCTATGGAGAAAGTCACGTTTGTTATGGCCAAGGTCATGTCTCGCATTTCCTTGGTAGTGATACCAAGATTGATTGCCGTTACACCAAGCTGGGCGTTTATCTTCTTGGTTGAACTAAGCATGGCCAGGCCGCCCGCACCAATAGCCGTGAATGCCGCACCCATTGGAAGTAACGACTTCTGCATCTTTTGGGCCATTGAAGAGACATTTCGGTTAGCATCATTCAATGATCTATCAAGCCCTTTGGTATCACCAGTGATTTTCAGTACCGCATCGCCTATCGAAATCGCCATTACTTATTCACCACCTTGATTTTCTTGCCTAACATGGTTATATGCTCCTTATCCGTCACCCGCGTTGCGGGCGGAGATGTAGCTTGCCTGTCTGCATAACGCCCTTTCCGTGCAATTAACTTTTCAACCATCAGGTCGAGTAGCTCGTCAGTCCAGTGGTTGGCGATATAATCCGGTGGCACATGCCACTCTACCATCAACGATTCAAAGGCTTCCCCTATTGAGATAAGTTTCCCATCGCTCCCACCAGAGTCCGTGCTAAAGGGAATGCTAGTTCCACCACCTGATCAAACGCCTTCGCCATTTCGCTATCCGTAGCCACAGCTTCGACTTCTTCCCGATTCAAATCCTTTGCGTATTCAAAAAACAAGTCGATAACCGTGTCAGGCATCGTCACAAGCATAGCGTAAAGCGCATCTTTGAACTTATCTGGTTTATCAGATGTCACTTCAGCATAAACTGGTAATGACGCTAGTGCTTTGGTCATATGCGCCCGCCACTTACGGGAATCACGAATTACAAGCGGTGCAATTTCGTATGTCTTTCCGCCAAACTCGACGACTATAGGAGCACTTAGAATCTTCTGTTCTTCAGTTCTGACTTTAGCCATTCATCCTCCTACGATGTGCTATCAGTTATGACTACCGGCTCCTCCGAGCAATTGTCTAGGGCTTCAATAGTGATAGGCACGATTGCCTTGTCCTTTTTGAAACTGATAGTCGGCCCGGCGGTAGCGGTACACAATGCCATTACAATCGTCCTGGCATAGCCAGCAGGGTTCGTGCCAACGAATTGGGCCTGCATTTCCTTGATAACTCCCCCACCAATACTAAGGACACTTCCTGCTACTATGCCGCCAGGGATAGCCTTATTGAGATTCGCCATGCTCGATTGTGCCAAATTACACGTGAACTTGGCGCCTTCCCTGGTAATGACCCTTTTTATCGGGAATGTGAGCTCCATCACGTTAATGTCGATAGTCTCAGTCGTGGTCTCCATAACCACGCCATCCTCCGTGTAACCAACGTCAACATAGGCACCCCCGACGGGATATTTCAGCGAAAGCGTGCCCTCGCCCACTAATACTTCTGAACATACCTTTGCCATTTTATTTACCTCCTAAAGATTCATTGCTACGTAGGTGTTCCTACTCGTACGGCCAAATAGAGATCTGTTGATAGTCCGCCAGCAGCAGGCTTAAATACAATCTGGTGAGCGGCGTTGTTCCACAGCTCAGGCAGAAATGGCCCGGTGACGGTTGTCTTGTCTGCTGTAGGCTGCACCGTTAAGGTCTCTGTCCGTCCATATCTGTCGGCTACAGCCGTGAACGTGATTAGTTTAGGGGCAGCGCCACAGACAGCGACGAGAACCGTCTTGCCGTCATTCGGCATAAAGAAATTGTCCGTAACTGCATCATCACCTTCCACCGTGTTTGCGTGCCCTTCCACATCCAGGAGACCTGCCTTGATTGCTTCCGTTACCACCATTGTTATATCTCCCATTTTGTTTACCTCCTCGTGAAATTAGCTTTAGGTAGGCTTTCCTACACGAAGCGCTAGGTATATGTCAGTAGCGGAGCCTGTCCCACCTCCGGCATCGAATTCGATAGTGTGATCTGCCCTATTCCATAACTCAGGCAGAAACGGGCCAATAATACTCGTCAGGCTTGCTCCTGGTGTCGGCGTTAAGCTCTCTGTTCTTCCGTACCTATCGGCCACGGCCGTGAACGCAAGCTGTTTAGAAGCAGCTTGACACACACATACAAGGACAGTTTTGCCATCATTCGGCATGTAGAAATGCCCTCCATCTGCCGCATTACCTAGTTCCTTTTCTGCGTGAGCTTCCACGTCAAGGATGCCTGCCTTGATACTATCCACTACTGTAAATGTCACATCTGCCATGATTTACCTCCTAAGATCATTCTGCTCTTATCATGATGCTAAACGACGTTAGCACTCGATAGTAAGTTGGTATGTCTACATCTTGTAGATCCTGCCCTTGCACTTCTTCCGCAGCATTCAAAATCATATAATCACTACCATCGACCGTAACAGGTTCATTCTGGATTCCCTGTAGCACATCGTAAAGCGCTCGATAAACCTGTCTGGCAGTCAAAGGACTTGTAGCCCAGCAATCGAATTGCACACTTGGCGAGACTATGCACGGGATGTACGGAGTAGAAGTACCACCACGTGTGAAGAATCCCAACGCTGGTAATACCGTGTTCTCAGGTAATCGTGGGCAGTAAATTCTAGGATTAACCCCGCCAATAAGAGCGATTAGAGCCCCACAAGTTATTAGATAAGCTCTTATGATTGCATTAGTATCTGCTATTGCCATTATGATAAATGCCTCTTTACCTTCTCAGCAAATTTCTCATCTGTAAAGTTCTTGTCCAGTGCTGGCTTCATATAAGGTCGTGCCGCCATTTTGACAGTTCCCGTTTCTCCAAAACCGCCATAGCCAGAAGTCGAATAGACTGCACCTTCTATCTTCTTGTCATCGACGACTCTCTCTGGTGCAGCATCTTCGCCCTGTTTAACTACTCCCATTCCTGATACCTCACTAGCTATAGAGCGGGCATTGTGACCTGTTTCCCAAAACCCAACCGCTTTGGCATTCTTGACACTATCACCATGAATAGCGACTATTGTGTCCCTCATAGCCAACTTGGTAGCTTGATGGATAGCTTGATTAGCCTGTTTGGTTTTTAGGCTTGCGATGACCTGCATCATTATCTTCATCGTGTTATCCTAAGCCAAAGCTGTTTGTGGTGGCTTCCTACGCCATCCTGTCTATTCGCTACCAACAGTATGTCGTAATCAATACCAGCAATCCGCACCCTGTTTTGCTCCGTAATGACAAGCGTTCCCAGTGCATCCTCTAAGTACAATTTATAATCGGCAATGACGACTTCAGCTCCTATTGTCACCTCTCGCCCACTACCAGTTGCCAGGCGGCATGGAATATCCTCCATATCCGTTACTGGCGTCCAGTTAGGCGTGACAGTGCCATAAGCATCAGGTACGGTTCCAGTATCTTCAAGGATAGTGCACGTATCAATAAGCAAACTGGCGAACGTCACGAGTCATCCCCCGATGCCGTTTCTCCTGTCAAATCTAATTCAGCCCAAGTAAGATACGGTGTTGCTGCAGCTGTTTCCCTGAGGCGATTTGCCAGAGAGAGCATATTAGCGACTATCTTTTGAGTGTAGGCATAGTCACCGATCTTCTCGCTGTCGGGATTCGTGGCGTATTTAGCCGCCCATGCTTCTGCGGCATCAGCAGCAGCCAAAGTCACATCGCTTGAATTCTTAGTCAGGAAGTATTCTATCTCCTCCTCTGCGAATACAGTGGCATCCGTGTCACCTATTATTAGGCGCACCTTCCCTACTGAGGTTGTTATGTCATAACTCATTTGCACCTCCGCACCCAGCGTGATGTCGGTAAGCTTGAAATCGGAACTGTCGTAGTATCCAGTTGTGATATTGGAACCTTTGTGGGTAAATCGAACCATTCACAATAACGAATGGTGGGCTCGTAGGTATCAGTTACCAAGTTCAGTAAATTCGGAGTTATCTCCTCTCCTAGAATAGGAGCATATCCTGTCGTAACAAGGCTCACGCCCCCAGCAGTAATGACTTCTTCAAGGATAGGGATATAGGGGACGGTATTCAGCCCAAGCTTGTCAGGGGTAAGAGTTTCGTTCAGAACAGGGATGTAACTAGCCAGAAGCAGGCTTAATGTTGGCGGTATGGTAATTTGCCTCAGGATGGGTATGTATGCAGCCAGGAGCAGGCTTAAAGTTGTCGGAGTTAGCACCTGCCCTAGTTTTGGTATATAGCCAGTAATCGTTAGATTTGCCGTAATAGGAACTACGCCATCCCCGAATACGGCTGCATATTCTGTTATTGTTAGATTCAGTGTCGTGGGTGTAGTGACCTCTTGAAGAATAGGGGCATACGCTGTAATCGTCAGGCTTAAAGTACTAGGAGTGGTGACCTCTTGAAGGATAGGAGCGTATTCGGTTATAGTCAGGTTTAGAGTCGGAGGGATGATAGTAATGCCTATCACGGGGATATAGGATGTGATTACCAGACTAAGCGTACCAGGGGTGGTGACCTCCTTCAGGATTGGTATATATTCTGTGTCACTCAGATTCAGGGTAGCGGGTATTACGCCATCCCCAAAGACGGCCGTGTACTCAGTGATAGTCAGGCTGATTATGCCAGGAGTAGTGACCTCCTTCAGGATTGGTATATATTCTGTGTCACTCAGATTCAGGGTAGTAGGTACAACGACAACATCAATATCTATTACAGGCGCATAAGAGGTAATCGTTAGGCTTAATGTACCAGGGGTTACTGTTTTCCCTATAGTTATCGTTGGTGCATATTCAGTTAAAGTCAGGCTTAAAGTACTGGGCGTGGTGACTTCTTGAAGGATTGGTATATAGGAAGTATCGGTTAGATTCAGGGTAGCGGGTACTACGCCATCGCCAAATATCGGCGTATATTCTGTTAAAACTAAGCTAAGTGTAATAGGAGTGGTAACTTCTTTAAGTATTGGGATGTACTCTGTAATCGTTAGGTTTAGGGTGCTAGGCGTGGTGACTTCTTTTAGGATCGGGGCATACTCGGTATCACTGAGGTTTAGGGTGGTAGGAACTACGCCATCTCCAAATACCGGGGCATACTCTGTTAAAGTCAAGGATAATGTGCTCGGCGTAGTAACTTCTTTTAGGACTGGTATGTATTCGGTATCGGTTAGAGATAAAGTAGCAGGTACTACGCCGTCTCCGAATACAGCCACGTATTCAGTTATAGTTAGAGATAATGTTGTCGGAGTTACTATCGTGCCTATGATTATTGACGGAGCATATTCTGTTATGGTCAGGCTCAGAGTAGCAGGGGTAATAACTTCCTTTAGAATAGGGATATATGCAGTTAGGGTCAGGCTGATTGTTGCTGGAGTAAGTACTGTCGGTATTGCTTCCTGAAGGTCAAAGTTCTCAATATCAAGGACAGCATGCCTAGCATTTCCCTCATTGTGGGTATTGGCAGCCCAGATATAACGAAAGGAATGGTCTGCATGGAGAGTTAGCTCTAGAGTATCAACTAGGCTTGTTCTTGCTTCATCATCATAGACCAAACAGGTGTAAGTGGTGCCTGACTTGGAGATTTTCAGATAATACCAGGTGCTGTAACTGCCGATATAGTAATCGTAGTACACGCTGCCACTATAGAACTCTTGCATGACTAGCCAGGCAGCATTTGTAGGCCATCGCCCGTGCATGACAAGAATACAAGTCTTGGAGGCTTGCCAAATCCCCCAAGTATCATCAATCTCGTTACTTAATACCCAACAATTCCCGAAACTATAGTCTGCACTCCCCGATATAAGTTGGGTACTAACCAAATGCTCAAAATCGGTAAAATGCCCTGGGTCCTTGTCCTTATAGAGCCAGGCATCCTCATTGTTATAGGCATCAAAGTCAATATGGTTTGTGCCTACAAGAGCGATATGAGTATTATCGTCAAGCTCAGTATAAGTGGTGTAATCTTCTACAGCCATTATTCCTCTAGGATTTCGTTTACATCAATAGCCCAGGCGATAGATTCCTTGAGCTGGTCTCTGCTTTCCAAGAGCTTCACCGCAACCTTGTGGTTTAATCTACCAAACAGACTGACAAAATCCCTCCAATCCTCTTCGGTTAGTTGTGGTTTGTAGGGATAGCGGTTCTTAACCCTTTGGGGAAACTTGCCCCATTGAGTTTCCGTCAAGCCTTCCCTGTACCACCTACCCATTCCATTATGAACCAGCCTTAGAAGTTCCTGTGCCCGATAACAGTATTCGGTTCTCCTTCTAGGGGAATCACAATCTACTGGGAATGTTAAAGGCATAGTTCCTCCTTATAGAACCCAGAGAGGGAGATTTCCCCCTCTCCGCTGACTTTCTAGCTCAGGTCAAAAATCCCAGAAGCGTGAGCTGCTACGGTCAATGTGTTCCCTGTCGTAACGGTTACATCCGCAGGCGTGGAATCAAGTAGACAATAACAAACTATATTACCAGCTACTTCATAGATACACGCAAACCTGGCTACTATTGAACCACCCGCCGCCGTCCATACTGGGTCGGTGTCTATATCACACTTAACCGTGGTCGTTCCAGTTAATGATAAAGCAACCGCTATTCCCCCAGTCGTGTAGCCGTTAGCGTTAGCATGCTCATTAGTTGCTGGATAGGTTGTGCTTGCTGCCCCGAGGTCTGAGGTGCTCAGAAACAACGCCATCTTAAATGAGGCTGTTTCAAAGTTCGCCACGGCGCTTAAAATATCCGTCCGTGCTCCATTGGTAAAAGTCCATGCTCCTGCTGCCATTGTATTTACCTCCTAAATGTATTCCTTAATGCGCGTGATACCTAAGATGAATCGTGCAAGTATCGGCTACTGCTGTTTCGGTTTTCATTCTATAATAAATCAATTGTCCCGCTGGGAAGGCGGGGGCCCAGAATCTATCCTGCATATGAGCTGCTTGGAACTTACCAACTCCTGCAAACCGCCCTGATGTAATGAGGTTCTTAGCGGCACCCCAGGATATTTCGTACATATAGAGAGCGGTATCATCGCTGACTGTCTCTATTACTATGGATGTGATATGTCCTGGAGTGTCAGCGAAGGAAGCTGATAGTTTAGTAGCTCCACTGTCCTGAATTTCAGCCCATGTGCTCCAAGTATGAGCACTGGCATGAGCTGTAAATGTGCAGGTCAAATTGGTGTCTGAGGGGAATATAGAAGTCACATGCTGTGTGGCATCATCAATATCTCTGATTCTTCCTATCTTATCTATCATGACCTGAACCACTCCACTTCTTTTTCCCATATCTGTTGCCATTCGGCTTCGGTTATATATCTCTCAAACCATATTCGGGGTCTCCAGAGGCAACCGTTATGGTGATTTTCATTCGCAGGGCTACGCCCAATATTAAGATTGCGATTGCAAGAATCTGCGTCAACTATGCCCCCTACGTCTATAGTTGTTGTAATAGCTCCAAAACTGTTTATATCACCACGCCAGAATTGAACAGCAGCCCCTGAACGGCTGATTCCCATAAACCACCACTTATTAAAAGCCCAATTCCTTGAAAAAGCTCCTGAGCGAATATTTGGAGCTTGGGTCGCATGATGATGCCGTAAGGTTAAAATTTGGTTTGTATAGTGGTATATTTCCCATCCATCGGTGCTTACAAGGAAACGACTTAGCAAGGTTTTGTCATCGGATCCGCCAGTCGTAAGCCAGAACCATCCGCCAATACTATAATCCTGACTGGTAAAGTCCAACAGTCCGGTATCCGCCGCAGACGCCCACAGGTAATCATTTACACCATCAAGGGTAAGGACCTGTAGGTGTGAATCAAGGGTTGTCCATACTCCCCCAACATCCACTATTGTTATGAGAGGTTTAGTTTTGGCAAGACTATGCGTAATTGTCCCAACACCCTCCCTAAATGGGAGGTCTAATGCCATATTCCTGTTTATAGCTAAAGCGTCATAATGTATCATGGAGCCTCCGAATAAAAGACTTCCCAATCATAGGCTCGGTGCGTTCCTACCGCAGTGTTTTGAATCGTTACCGCAACACCATATCGGTTAGGTTCTAGGTCTATATTAATTAACTCGGGACTAACCACGCCTGCATAGGTTACTGTGTCCTGTAAAATCAAAAGAGCACCGGCAACAGGCGAGATGCGATAATAAGTTCTCAAAACCACCGTCTCCGTAGCTGTCTGATTCGTAAAGTCTATCTTGAGGCACACAGGTCTGAAAATACCCGCTGGGGCAACGGCGACATAGATATTCTGTTCTGCCGCGGTAGTTGTGATTTCCCCTGCTATCTCAGTAAGGATAGCCTCAGAATCGGTGACTTCCCGAATGGCCTCGGTATCTTCCAGTATCTTCTCAGAAATGGCGGCAAGGGTTTCCTCAATGTCCTCAAAGTCACCAATCAAATCTAAAATCGGAAATAGGCTTGCAGGATTGTGGACGGTCATTGCCATTCTCCTTCGCTTATAGCGACGTGGCTATCCTCGCCTATATCACAGATAGCATGGAAGGCACCAAGGAACAGGTTTTGCGTGTCCATAGTATAGGAACCACCCCTATTAACAAGGAATATCCCAAGGCCGACTACAGCTGCATTGCCTCGACCGATCCAGACATCATAATCCCCGTCATTGGTAATTTCTAAGTCTGCTCTATGGTCATTGGCGGCAAGTATCAAACCACTAACATCAACTACGCCTCCTCCGTTGTCAACTGCTCTTTCTATTGGAAATATTCTTGGATCAGGCATCGTTTGCCTCCCCTGGTGGATATTCGCCGGTTGCTTCCCAGTATAAAACCCACTTGTGGTTATAGATACACTCCTCTACGCTGCACTTATTCCCATGCCTTTCAGTGCACTTAACCGCTTTACAGAATTTGGAGTTGTAAGGCTCTCTATCCTGTGCCATATTGCCTACTTAAACATCACCGTGAAGTTACCAGCGAATGCACCATCGTAGTCAATGAAAATACACACATCCATTTCGCAATCATATAGTGCGGTAAATGGCTGACAGGATACTTGCACGGCACTCCTGAGAATAAGCGTGCCGATAAGAGTACCACCGGCAGTAACACCATCGTAGATAGCAACGTCACCTACAGCAGTCATGCCGTTACAAACGATTGAATGTAGCACGCACGGCCCCGTGTGGACTATAGCATCAGCGATAACATTTACTTTTTCCCAAGGGAAATCAATTGCAGAACCCATGTTGCCTCCTTAGTGCCGGGGAAGGCGGGAAAGGAGTAACCCGCCGACTCCCCGACAAGCAGATTCAGGTTTTATATGCTCCTTTTAGATTACAAGCCGCCTGCGTAAGTGGCTCTCCAATCGAGCTTGCATCCACCAAAGACCAAGCGAACTCGGTAGAGAACATTGTCGGTTGCGAAGTCGCCACTGAGCGGGCCGATTGGCCCACCGCCGATAGTTACCTTATCGCTTGCCTTCATGCAGATTTCAGGTCGCTCATGCCCTCTGAGGTGCGCCCATTCCATAGCCGCAATATCCCTTGGGTCAGCAAATAGATACCAGCCAGTGTCACCATGTGTAGTGTCCAGAATAGGCAGATATGGATCAACGATGAGAGTCAAGCCCATCTGCGCCACCACGTTGTTGGTGGGATATGCAACAGGAGCACCAGCAGCATTACTAACCCACATCTTGTTTGCCGAAGTCAGGATTTGGCGAGCCGTCATTTCTAGGGCTGGAGGGACCACAAGGAATTTAGCCCTATTCATTATCGGCTCGTTATTGACATCGACAAAGGCGGCCATTCTCTCAAGACCAGTCTCAAGAGCAGCAATGCTCAAAGCGGTTGCTACCCAGTTTCGTTCATCCGGGGGACCGGCAGTTGCATTGTCGTAGAGATTAAGAGCACCATGAGTACCAGTGTCGTCGGCATACATAGCGGTAACAAGTCGATGCTCAGTCCTCACCGCAGCCCTAGCAAATCGTTCTGGCGTGTCTTTCAAGGCTCCCAGGTCATCGTTGATCAGAGATTCCCAGGAAATATCGAACTGGCGTCCGTATTTCAAGACAGACAGTTCGTACTCGGCCTCATTCCGTTCGCTGGCTAGATACTCACCCTTTTCAGTCACACGAGCCAGATATTGGTCACCACCGGTAACGGCAAAGCGTTTTGATACTTTGAAGTCCCGATTCGTGGACATTCTGACAAATGCCTTCCATACAGGATCAACCGCCTTATAGGATGCCAAAACCTGTCTGTCCAGCACATCGCCGAACAGTAAAGGGAAATCGGATGTGGTCAGTGCTTCCTTGATTAGGTATTCGTGCTTATGAGGAGGAAGGTTTTTAGCATTACTGAGCAGGTCAATTGTCTCCTTTAGTTTCTGCTCATAGCCTTCGCCCCTGTTCACATCGTTAAGGGCGACATACCCCTTCCAATCCTCCATCAATTGCATAAGTTCCATTAGAGTTTCCTCCCTGTGTTTATTTTGATTTCACCTCCACCACTTCCGCCTCGTTAATGCGTGTTACTAATTCTACATCGTTTCTACCAAAGCCCTTGAAGGTATCTATTGCTCTTTTAATCCTGTTGTACTCTTCGTCTTCTAGCAGGATTTCATCCTCTTTGCAGGTCTCTAGCTTCATAGCCAGCACATTCTGCTTGACCAGTTCAGCACCGTTCAACTGCAAATCTGGAATGAACATTAGATTAAGAAGTGAGGTCTTGACCTGATAGGGAAGTTCGGCCTTCATTAGCTGTCCCTGATTCATCTGGTCAGGGACATCAACTATTACGGTGTAGTTCTTTAGATTTAGTTTACGCATTTTCCTTTTCACTCCTTTTTGTTTGGTTTTTACACACTGAAGACTTCGACAAAGCCAATGCCATGACCGACAATGTCAAACAATGGAACATTGCCGATTTTGTTAGCTGCGTTTATGGCTACGTCTATGACAAAGCCGATTGATTCGGGGTTAGCTGCAGCTATAACAGCCGTAGCAGTCCCGCCCGCAGCAGCAAGGTTCAGCCTAAACCAGTGGAATGAAGTATTAGGAACTGCGGCTAGCTGTGCCTGCATCTGTTGCATAACAACTCTGCCAGCGACGTTGAGACCACAACCAACATCATAGATGCCGATTTCGTGAGCCACTATCAAATTGCCATCAGGCACGAAGGCTGCGGCAAGTTCCATCCATGTGGCCCAACCATAGATGCCTCCATCCTGTGCACCGGTTACTCGCTGGTCATGATACTCAAGGCCGGTATTCTGCCCACCAGCAAAGATGGCTGTGTAGTGTTTGCCATAGGCATACGCACCATCGCCTGCAGTATAGAACTCTCGCTTAGCTGGGTCTAAGGATGGGTCCCAGTGAACCTTGACAGCGATGCTTTCTTCATTGCCACCAGTGATAGTCCCTAGGGCATAGCCGAAAGGTCTACCGACTGCCATATCGTTGTTTTTGCTAATCACTCCGGTAGTATCGTTGATGAAGAGCTGGTCTCCAGGAGCAACATCAGAATTCTGGATGGCATCAAAGGCGTAGACGTCCTGACACCAGATACCCTCAGTATCTACAGCAATAAGGGGATTTTCTCCTAGCACTTGTGTCGCAAATGCCACACCAACACCAGTATCACCCCACCAGACGGGGTAGCCTTTGGTGACTACTGTTAGATTGCCGTGTTGCAGGTTGTCAGCGTATAGGGTTATGTGTCTGCCTTCATAGGTAGATGAAATCTCATCTCCTATAGCACAGACATCCGCTACTGGATAAACTCCTTGTGGACTCATAGTATTTTACCTCCTAGTTATTTACTTAGCGCCCAGCGACGGCAACATCTAATTGTGCGTCCGTCCAGTCCGGGTTCATTCGCTTGAAGCTCTCTTTAAGGGCTTCCTTGTCCTTCTCGGGGTCAGATTTACTGGCTCCCATGCCCTTCACTTTGCCGCTTTCCGACAGCTTAGCGATATAATCTATTTCAGACTGTACCGCTTCCACTATTCCATCAGCAGTCTCAGCATCCTTGAACCTCTCGATAAGACGTTCCTTGGCAGCATCGGGTAGCTCGGCCTTGTCTACAGCCTCTTTAATAGTGGCTTGTGCTTCAGCTTTCACTCTCTCCTTCTCTGCCTTCTCAGCAACTTCTTTGAGGTCATCACGCTCTTTGGTAAGAGTCGCAATCTGGGTATCCTTTTCCTTGATAAGTTCCTCGTTCTCCATTGCTTTCTTTACCTCCTGGGTTATTTCTGCCCTAACTGTGGCTTCAATAAGTTTCACCAAATCAGGGCGCTTCTCCTTTAAGATCGACAGTTCCACTAAGTCAATATCATGGCTTCTATCTGATTCGTAAAATGTGACGACTCCGCCAGCCCCAGGTTCAGTCACAAAATCAACTGACCTGGCAGCTACAAGTTTCTCTATCACCAGGGTTTCCTTGCCGTCGATGGTGCCTTTGGAAGCACTGCCCACCGCATTGATAGAAATGCCCATTTCTGAGAGCATTTGCTTATCTCGCAGCGAGGCTAACTTCTGCATCAGCCACGGCTCGACAATCTCGGCAACACCAGTAACTACGCCGTTTCCGTCACACTGAACTTCGGTTAATGTGGCCACCCAGTCCTTAATAGATCTCTCAGGACGTGCTTTGTCCTCTTCTTCAGTTGGATGATCCGCATACATTTTCATGCCTTCAAATATCCCGTAATCCCTTTTGAGAACTTCGGCTGGATAGTAGCGGTCCTCGGTAGCATTGAAGCCAGCCTTGATAACAACGACAGCAGCCCGCCCCTTGTCAAACTTGGCTTCGGTAAGTGGTGTATAATTCTGTACGAGCTCCCTTGTCTCCGTTTCCTTTACCCACTTTGGGATCTCCTCGTCTTCCACTCCCAGTTTCCTATATTCGGCCCTTATCGTCCGCTTGACAGCAGATAAAGCAGCAGCCGGTATTGCTACCTTCTGTCCTCGGAATCCACCGGGACTCAATGCGGCGGCAGCCCTACCCAACTGAGCCCGAGTGACCTTCTTCTCCAGGTCTTCCCATAGGCGGAGTTTCCATGTTGTTGATTTCTCTGAATCAGCCACATAAGCAAAGGCGGCCGCAGGATAACTTTGCCCTTCCTCTCTTTTAGTTGGCGCTTGTTCCTGGAGCCACACCAACACGGAGGTTGCCTCTTTCAATGCCTCGGCAGTTTTCTTCTCCTCTGGCTCTGCCTCAGACGACAATAACTCCTGGCATAAAGCTACGATTTTTTTCACTCTAGCGGCATCTAGCGTCGCATTGCGCTTGCCGACTTCGTGTAGAATCTCGGAGTATTTCATCTGGAGTGATTCCATCGGCTTGTAGATTCTTTCAGAGATTACCTTCTTCGGTTCTCCAAAAGTAGCCTCTCCATCTTCACCCAACTTATAAGTTGCCTTATAACATTGGTCATTAACTCTATAAATTACATATCCCTCAAAAACATCCTCAATCCATACACCTCTCGGGATAGTATTATCCACATCCAGGTGATACTCAGTGGTTAAAGCCGCTTGCAACCTAGTCCTCTTATCTTCAGCACTGAGTTCTGCTTCACTTAATTTCACTGATTCCATTTTTGCCTCCTTGGCTACCCATTTGTCGCCCACTTTCTTATATACCCTCTCCACGGCTGTCCATGCAGTAGCGTGGGCTTTGTGTTCCTCGCCTTCGTATTGATCGAAGGCGCTATTAAATGCCTTCATATAGATTTCCTTAGCACGGGCGGGTAATGCCTTAACATTGTCTGGCAGTTCAGCCACTGTCCTATATGGCATGGTTACCTCCTATGTGTATAGATAGACGCAAGCCTGAACTTGTGTAACTTTCGTTCCTTGCTTCAGATATACCAAGCTTCCAACACGGAGATCAACGCATTGAAATCCAGCATCATTATGAGATGCATTCGTTTTAATCCAAATATCATCGTCATAGCGAAATACCTCTGCTATCGCTATGTCCTGAATCAGTTTTGACATTGTCTCTATGTTCATCTTTCCTCCTAAACAACAAAAGAACCGCAGACCTGAGTTTTTCACTCAAAAGCCTGCGGTTCCTCCGTCTATTGGCTTATATTCTATTTTACTTAGGCTTCATTCCAATCTATCTTCTAGCCTTTTTATTTGGTCATAGTCCAGAATGAAACCATCCTCATCACATGGTGAAACAAAAAGATGCTGTTCCGATTCATTTTCTGTCAAATCAAGAACTATCGTTGAGTATATAACTTTGACTCGCCAATCTTTATCCTTCTGGTATTTCAATAACAATTGTTCATCTTTGCCTATACGACAACAATCCAAATTTACTAGTTGTATTTCGGTTGCTGGATGTCGGTAATTAGAGTCCCAATGGACTATTGTTTTCACAAGGTTCCTCCTTTTTAGTCCAGTTTAACCGTCCTCTCGATAGTTATCAGAGTCGGCTTGCCTTGACGTATCTGTATCTTAATACTTCCATAGTCCAGATGCCAATCTATTCTGTCAAGTTCCTTCTTTAGTTCTATATCTTTCTGTTCTTCAGTCATTTGCCCAGTCTTATATCCTCTTGCTTTTCAACATCTTCTTCTGGCAAGGGTTCACCACTAAAATCAAATCTATCGTCCCTTAGCGCGGGGTCTATGAATACACCATCTTTTTGCATATTACTACTTCCAATAGCTTTTTAGTATTTTACCCATAGTAGGATTTAGCTTCGTAAACGCTGCCGCGTTTCTAGCATAAGCAGCATAACATTCAGCGAAAAACTCCTCTACATCTGTGCGTGCGTATAGCGAGGGAAATCCTTTTCCTGTCTTTGTCGAAGCCCCAAAAGCGTCAAGAATATTATATTTGATTTTGGAAATGTTATCTGGAACAAAAACCCTCTTGTTCCAAAAAGAATGGCCAATTTCATGCACAATATTCTCACGTCCAACATGTCCTGCTAAAACTATATTATTCCCTTTATCACAGGAAGCCATCGCTCCGCCACCACGCTTGCCAATTTTTGCAGTATTAAGCTCAATACTCCGAATAGATGCCAAGTGGCTATCAGGGAGCTTCGCAGCTTTTACTTCATTCAAGGTTGGGAGAAGACCATCTTTATCATACTGAGCTCTCCCTGTAACTTTTAACTTGTTATCAATAAGGTTTTGCATTTCTGGGGAAACATCTTCGGCCGGCGGCTCCTTAGCAGGAGGCTTTGCTTTAACAGGTAAGGTAGCCGGGGCCAAAGCACACCTACAATTTGGGTGTTGAGGAGGAGCACTAACACCACCGCTAAACAACTGCTTAGTTGGGATCACGCCCTCTGCCTCATTGCCCTGGCATTCAATGCTTACCTGGCTATCTCCCACCGTTATCCATTCCTTGCCATCAATCCCCATATCCTCCATAGAGTCAAGGCTGGCTTGCGACAATGCATTCGCCGTCTCAGTACGAGCCACAAGTTCACTTCGGTACTTGCTCATATGGTCGAAGGTATTTCTTATATCCCTCGATAGCCCCGGGATACCTCTCTTGTTTTCTATCCCCTGGCTGATAGTGTGAGCCAATCGCCGCTTCGTTTCCTCGTCCATGCCCTTAACCAGACTAGCACCATGCTGTTCTGCCCAATCTATTGCCTGCTGAATTGGAGGGCCTTCGTAGGCTATGGGTATTCCTGCCTTCGTTTGCCCCCAGGTTATCATTTCGGCTTGCCCCGAGATATAGACCTCGGCTAGTTGCCCCCCAATCGTAGTGGTCAACCGATCGTCGAAGGTAGTCAATAGCGGGTCAAGGATATTCCTTGTTTCCGAGCCGAGACTTTCCGTTATAACATGTTTATTATAAATTCCTGCCAGTTTAGAATACGGAAATGCCCGCTGTAGATCGTCAAAGTAACTAGCCAGTTTCCTTTCTAGCCCTTTTCTTAATCTTACGTTCTGGGGGCTGTTTGGATTCGCTGGCAATTGCGCTTCGAGAATCCCTATTATTGCGTCTATCTCCGCTGTTACTGTCATCAATTACTCCCGTTCCGTTGCACACTTGACACTGAACTTGTATCAGGCCATGTTCTAATTCAGTAAAGCCTCTACCTTGGCATTCAGTACATATACTCAATTTTCCTGCCCCTCAAACTTAATTTCGGTATTCATTATTGCCGCACCTAACTTGAATAATCTAGTGGCTATCCATAGGCGTGCATGCCATTCCTTTGTATTTACAATTCTTACTGTCATCACACACTCTGGCATTATGTGTCTAGTTATATCTAATTTTGCTACTGTTACTGACATTTCATTTTCCTAATCCTTTATATTTGTTTACCAGCGAAGCCTATATTAGCCGCCTGTAATTCTGCCTTTAAGTCTTCTGGTATGTTGTTCCAAGCGAAAGTGGTTGCCTCTTCTGCCATTTCAGGCCTTGTAGCGTGCATGGCTAAAATAAACATCTGCTGCTCTGGATCAAAGTAGAGGATACGCCCTGCCATTCCCAACTTAAAGCCACTCAAACGATCCGCTAGTTTTTGGTGTAGCTCCTTAACCTTGTCTGTAGCCATCGCTTATTCCTTTCTTATGGATCTCAATTGGTATCCATTGTCTTCAATCACTAGAGCAACGTCATTTGTATCAATCTCTACTTCAACGATAGACGGCATTATCTGCAAGTCAACACGAGGCTGTGAGTGAGGGCGTAGGCAGACATCTACACCGGTGACGATATGAGTCACCTCAATGCCATCTAATGAGATATGCTTCTTGTTTTGTTCATCTTCCCATATTCTAAACTTCATTGCTCACTCCTTTTTCAATAGCTTTACCTTTACATCTTCGGTTCAATGCCGTGCTTCTCCGATTACGCCTGAATGTCATCTCCACTTCTCCACCTAATCCTTCCCATTGTAGCATTTTAACATCATGCGTCAGCCCGCAATCGCAACAGGTCAGCCTTATACTAAAAGGGCCTTGATTTAACTTCACCATTACGACTTCATCATTTCTTAATTCTATGCGTTTCTTTATTCTCACCAGCTACTCCTTTTTCTTTAGATTCTCCCTGAATTGTTTAAGTGCCTTGGTCAAAGCAATTTCGGGGTTCCCCCGTGATTCCTTGTCTAATTGACCTATCACCTCCGCTGGATTGTTTACCCCCAGCGTCAGCAACGCTATCTGCTTGACATCATCCGAGTAAGCAAGCTCGGGCATAACCTGAAGTATCTGAACAAGTGCCGCGGCTGCCTGTGCCACATCCGCCGGTGCTATCGCCGGGAAGTCCCTATCGATGTACCATTTATCAGGCGGTATCTGATTATGCTCCAAAACAACCTCGTCAATATCCTGGTAAACATCGCTCCAGATGGCCTGATAAGACTGAAACATCTTCATCATAGGAAGTTCAACAGTCTTCGCTGTGGCAAGGTTTCCAATTGATATATCGCCGAAATACTGTTCGGGAATGCCTACCGCAGCAGCGATTTGAAGCTTGATCATCCTACCGTCCTGATAGGCAGCAGAAGCGCCCGTTTCTTGTTTCATTACTGTAGTCTCTGCCCCAAGGTTTTCTACAAGGTGTGAGCCTGCGGCTACTTCCACATCATGCGTCTTGGCTTTAATGGCATCTGCTGCTGCCTGGCCACCCTTCACCTTTGTCTTCAGTGCAAACCTGGACAATGCCAGCATGATCGCTATACGGCTTGCCAAGAACTTTGTATTGTACTTCATCCACAAAAGGGCTGGCAGTAATAATGGATTGCCTCTCTGGGTAATAGTATTATGGGGGAAATGGTAAACCAAAGCTTTTTCGGTCTGTTGAACACTTGCGCCTAGGGAATCCTTTGTGGCCTCATTTGCAATATTGCTCGTGCTTCGGTAAATATCCTTATGCGGTTGCCCTTGGCCATCCGTCCATTCCCTGCGATAGAACATCACGTTTTCCTTATCGTCGGGATCAGTAATGATTTCAGTTATCTCTAATGGATCAATCCACCTGATAGTAGCTGAACCATTAGCCCCCAGGAAGATAGCGAAGAATATCTCTCCATCTATCAGCACCTTGTCAGACGACTTGCGCTGCCCCTTTGCAGACAGGACATTTTGATTAGCCTTATCGTCCCAAAACGCCTCCAACACCTTCGTGACCTTGTCATCTTCAGCTTGCCATGTCATACCGGATCCGAAGGTATAATCAGTCCATAATCTTATAGCCTGTTTACCCATTGGGTCTTTGAGCGCATAGAGCCGAGATAGTTTCAAGTTCGCTACCCGCTCGGCTGACGTGATAATATCGCCAGTAGTACCGCTCAGGTTTATCCAACCTTCGTCCTCTAGGGCTAAATCCGCCTCGACGCTGGCGGTAGCTTCCCTTATCAGGATTTCAAGTTCGTCCCTTGGTGCAAGCTCTCTTAAACGGACTTCCTGTTTGTCTTTCATCTTAGCTCCAAGTCTCGTACAGTTTCCATCGAGTCATAGATAACTATCTCTTCCTGTTCCTTGGGTTCAACCTTGCCTATGACTCCGTATCTCCTGGCATCCATGCCGTGCGAGAAGGTATGTGTTGTCTTCTCTGTGAGTTTACCGTTCTTATCGGCTATAAATCTAAAATTCCTTTGCTCCTTGATACAGTTCACAGAATCTTTAGTCCAGTACTGCTTAAACTGCCTTACCTTCTGGTGACCGTATTCCACGCTCCCCGGGCCTTTCGGCGCCCCTTTTATATTGAATCCATGCTGATAGATTTCCTCTATGGACTTCGGTTCGGCAGAGTCAGCGAATATCTCATCATCATGCTTCCGAAGACCTATCTCTCCCATGCGGTAAGCAATAGCGTCATTGGTAAGCCCCGTCTCATAAATCAATTCTTGGCAGTATAGTCCATCCCCTAATAGCACGCACCGCACTAATACCGTAGGATCGTTAGAATAACCAAAGTCCAACCCATAGAATATGTCGCCCCCAGGGGAGACATCTACCTGATTGAAGTAGGGATACACCAATCCTTCTACTTTTCCGAGCCTACCTAATCCGTAGACATTCCACCAGTTCGGGTCCTTGTCCTTGTTGGATTCGATATTGGCTATAACCTCTGGCGGTAGGACAGCAAGAGCATCCAGATAAGTCGAATGGACATAAGCGTTCTCTGTCTGCCCTATCCAGTATTCGTGTGCCCAGAATTCACTAACAGGATTCCAATCGCAGAATGTGAACTTGTTAGTCCGTATATCTAGACCTCGGGCTGTCTCCCAGGGCACATTGTTGGCCTCATTAATAAACAGAATATCCCTCCGGGGTCCACGAACCTTGTCAGATTCATCGGCACCGAAGAACTCTATCTTCCCCTTGCCGAAGGTGTATGTCTGCTCTGTCTTATTATATCTAGGGTTATTGTCAGGGCTCTCGTCCAGAACACGAAACAGGTCACGCACTGCCCCACGTTTCAAATGGGGCAAGGACTCACTTACCACCGATATTAGCACTGACGATTTGGCTTTCTGCGCTATGAGAATAAGAAGCTGTAGGATGGACCATGTCTTACTTGACGCAGTACCGCCTTCGTTCAGCGCCCGTCGTTTGCCCTCTCGATAAGCGAACAGATTTTCTGAGAATATATGTGTAGTCTTCATTCTTGGAGAAAGTCGGTCAGTGCCTTCTTGGTTTCATTGTCTACAACTTGAATAACATGCCTAAAAGGCTTTTCTTCATCGCCACCTATCGGCTGAGTTACCTTGCCCTCCAACCTCTCAATAAGCTCTCTAAAATAAGTGGCATTTTCAATTGAGTGTGCTAACCATCTCTCAACTAGATATTGCAGCCAAGTGCGCTTTTCGGAATCATAGGGGCAGACATTACCCAACTGCGCCTTCATCTCAGAAGTTAGGCTAACTATCCGCTTGGGTCGCCCATTGGGATTACCACTAACGCCCTTCGTCCAGTTGGGATTGCCACCTTTGTTGTTTCCGTGTTTTTCAATCTTATTATTCATAGTATTCATAGCAACACAATAGTACGGGGAGCATTACTGTAAGACTTCCCTTACAACTTGGCTCCCCAGCTCCCTAGGGTATTAGAAACAGCCGAAGCTGTCAGGCCAGGGTTACTCGCCCTAGCGATGCAAAAACCGCCCTATTGGACGGTTACAACAAAATGAGCATTTTGTTGCGTTACCCTATTGACAAATGACAATGGCATCTGGTAAGATAACAGCATGAAACACACAGCTAAGGAATGCCGGGCCAATATAGAAATAATTACCCCACACATTGCGTGTTGCAGAATTTGTGGTCAATCCTATCGCCGAAGCAAAAATTACGGCAAGGAAGGTTGGCAAAGGCAAGAAGATGATAATCGGCTAATAGAATATATAAGAGTATCAAATCAAAAGGGGGGAAGGATATGAGAACAATAACAGTTAAGTATCAATCAGAGAGGAGTGAGATGACAGAAAGACAGGTTCAATTTTATGAGAGGCTCCTGCAAAAGTGGCACGAGGGCGAATGTGACTATCTGCTCCATCTCATAGGTCGTAATCACCGCCCGGATGAAGCGGAAGGAGCTTATGCCCAATATACGATAGCTACAATAGCAGAATGGGAACAGGCTAGACAGGTGGCCAATATTCTCATTGATTGGGTCAGGGCTAATGTACCCTGGAACGTCGTATTAAATACTCGGCCTACACAATTGAATGACGTATGGTTATACTTTCGCAACAGACACGAGGAGGAGGTCTACCTAACATTTAAACACAAATTTGAGAGAGATCGGATTGATTATCGCCACTATTTTAGGGAATAGGCAAGGGAGGGAAAACAATGTTGCAAGAAGTGAATCAGGATGACATGGAGCTCAGATCGGAACATGGTGGAGGCTATAACTGGCATCTGAAAACTGACCCCTGGCCCACCGAGGCGGAAATCCTATCTCGCAACTGCGGATGCCTCGGGTGCCAAGCACAACTAGAACACATTTATGGCCCTTTGCCAGATGGAGTCCCTTGGGCTGTACGAAAACACCTAACATAGCTCGATAGTTAACCTCGTCCCTCTGCCTATCATTATGATGGTAGGCAGGGATGGCCAGGTTAGCCAAATAAATAAGGGGGAAGGATATGTATACAGTAACAGCAAAGCTAGGTAACATGAGGAAAGCCCAAGAGTTCATAGTAACTCGCACAGACAAAGGTCGATACATGGTTCAATCCGACAAGTCAATAGGCTGGTTCGGTGATGACAGCAAAGGGATGCTAAATATCAAAGGCTCCTACTT